CTGGGCCATTGTGCCAGACGGTTTCACCATTAACAAGGCGGAAACCACCAATAAGGTCATCTTCATCAGTTTCAATGGTGATGTTGACACGAATCAATTCCCTTTTGAGTTGCGCACAAGCTTGTTCAATAGAGAACGTTTTGCCATTGCCAGAGAGACCTGTAATGAACGTAGGGTAGAATAGATTGGACTTAATAATTTTTTTGATATCGCTGAAGTTACCAAAAGGGACGAAGGTATCATCTTTTTGTGGAATAAGGTTTTGCTCAAATGCAGGCAAAGCTGCAGGAGCATTATAGTTTACTTCTAGATCTTTAACAGTATTTACTGATACTTCAAGATTCCATTTGCCACGACCTACTTTATACTCATCAAGTTTTTTTGTAACAGTCTGATAGGTGGTGCCATTCATAGCACACCATGCACGTACATCAGCAGCAACTACTTCTCCACCATAAAGATCTTTAAGAGAAGAGACAATGTAATCAGAAGATAGAGACATGAGTGGTTTTGTTCAACAGATTAATTATAAAGCAAAAGAAGGGCACTGACACCCCTCTCAGGACACTTAGTCAAGTGTCTGTTCCTGATAAAAACTTTCAGAAATAATTTTAGCAGTGTATCCTGGATAGTATTGTTGGACCATGGCACCAACACCCATGGCAGTAATTGCACTTCTAACTACAATAAGAACTTCTTTTGTTTCTTCTAAAACAATATGTTTAAAGGGAAGTCTATGTTGTTTCATCAGGCAACCAACCCAACAAAATGATTGAGAACTTTTTTATTTAGTGCTTTTGCCTTCAAACTTTTAATAAATGCACTTTTAATTTTTGCTTTTGATGCACCATCTTCAACATCAATTTTATCATCATTATCAAGAGATGAATCAAGCAATGCAATGTATGAATTATATCCACTGTTCTGAATGAAGTGGAATCCCTTCTTTTTACTCTGCTTTAATTCATACTCATTTACTACATCATGATGTTTAACAAAATGATTAAAATCACGACTACTTACAATACGAAAACCAATGAAATTAGTATCAGTAAAAGTGTTCCTCAAGTCCTTCAAAATAACCTCAGTAAAATCACTATAGTGATATCCAAATTTGTAAGTGTGTCCTGTTTTACGATTACGCATCACAACCTTATAAGGACTAAATCTCCTGGCACCAATTTTTTCTTCACCAGAGGCAAAATGATTGTATTTGCAGCATGAACTAAGTTGACCTGCTTCACCATCAGTCAAGACAATACACTGAACTTTCTGAACTCCATTGAGTTTTTTAAATTCTGGGATAATGCCATGAAGTGCAATGAGACTTTCATTCAAAGGAGTACCAGAAAGACTCATCTGACCTGGAATTTGGTAATGTTGATAATACATGAAAGAAGATGCCACTCTCCAAATATTCAAAAGTTGAATGTCAAGATCTTTTCTCTTGGCAGTGCTTGTGACAATATTAACCATTCTAAAAGACTTATCAACATAAAATACACCATCTTTCATGTCCATTACTTGAGCATTATGATCATCATTATCACACCAACTATTGGTAAAAGAATAAACATCAAAAGGAATATTTACTTTATCACAAAACCAAATCAAATTGTATAGTTGCTTCAGTGTGCTCATCATAACACTGCCCATTGAACCAGACCAATCAAGGACAAAAATTAGTCCATGATTTTTACCATCAGGGACTACAGTAATTTTTTTAAACAGGTCTTCATTGAATTTGTAAGTGTGTAGTTTGCTTGTATCAAGAACTCCAGTCCTACTAACAGAAGAGCGAGAGTAAGCATCTGCAGACTTGCGGGTTTCAAATTCTTTGACAAGATAATTTACCTCCTTTTGAGCAGATTTTTTGAAATTATTATATTGAAGATCAACATAAGAGAAATCAGCAACAAACTTGTTACCACATTCATCTTCCATAGGAACTGATTGTTCCTTCCAATTGGTATTCAAAAGATTATGAACTTTTTCATTAGAGATAATAACTTCATCAAGATAAAGTTTAGGAACTTCAGAATAGATGGTCTCTTCCATACTGTTGGTGGTAAGATTTTTTGTTCCATCTGAGAATGCATTATCAGTTGATACTTCAATATCAACATCTCCCTCTACTTCAGATTCTTCATCAACTTCTTCACTTCCATCTCCTGTGCCATCAGCATCAATCTCCATTATTTCATCAGCATCACCCACATTCTCTTCTTCATCCTCACCAATCTCACTACTAGATGACTCACCATCAGTAATGTTCATAGTATCTTTAATAAAATCTTCTACTTTCTTCTCTTCTTCTTTCTGCTTTTTGATATAATTGTAAATTTGTTCAGCTGCAGATACTGCATCATCAAAAGTTTCTGCATCTCCAACATTTTTTACAATGACATTCTCTTCATAATTTACAAAGGGAATTTTTACAAATTTACCAATCTTGAAATGAAGATTGATTCTATCAGCAAGATTCATTGATTCAATATCTTCACCATCAATACAGAAGAAGTCTTGATCAGACAATTCTTGATATCCACCATGGAAAGATTTATTAAGACCAGGATATTTGCGTTTCATGAGTTTCTCAATACGAGCATCCTCAGTCACATTTACAATACCACGTGGAACATCAAAGTCCCACTTATTGGGAGTGAAGAGAGCATGACCAACTTCATGCCCAACCAACATATCATAAACAACATTAGAAGCTTTATTCCATTGGGGAAGAGTTAGAATACGCTTATCAACATCAAACTGTGCTGTTGCAACATTTTTGTGCTCAACCACCAAGTCTTCAGTAGCAAGCAGTTTGGCAAGTTGTGCTTTGATTTCGTGGTTGATCATGTGCTTGTCCTTTACTCACATATCATACTAAAAAAACCTCCCCTGAGGGGAGGTAGTGGACACTTTATGATCTGGCAGCAGGTAAAGATTTTTTAGCAGGTGGTAATTGTTTTTGATTTGATGGTTTTAATTTTTTATCATCAATAACTCTTACCTTCACTGGTTGGATTCCAGATGATGGTCTTGGAGCTTTTGGTCTAGTATCCTTTCTTTTTACAATTGAACTGGACCCACTAGGTAATGCTTTACGTTGTGGTGAACCAGAAACTTGATTGGTTTTCTTTGCTGCTGGCAGTGCCTTTGTAGGACCTTTAGGTTCTGTCTTCTTACCTGTGACCTCTACTCTACCTGCACCCTTTCCTCTGTAAGTAGTATCTGTGCCTTTACCTGTATTCTTGATACTTTGTTTTGCCCTTTTAGCAAGGTTCATCATTCTAGCACCTAAACCTGTTTTAGGTCTTGGTTTGAATTTTGCAACTGTTCCACCAACTGTTCCAGATTTGGCAGCTCTATCTGCAGCAGTTCTTGCTAAGTGAGCAGCAAGAGCACCAGATTGTTGCTCTACTTCAATTAAGAATTCTGAGAGAGTTTTCATCTTACCTAGAACACTATATTTTATTTATCAAAACTAATCCCCCCTAAGATTTCTCCTAGAGGGGACTTTAGTGATGTTTACTCCTGTTGGTGTTGGTTACTCAACTGTAAGGATGTGCCTGCAGAATCTCCTTGCTTGATGGTCTATGATACCACATTCTGATATGCACTGGAAGTAATCGGACACTTGGTCGTATTTTTCATCAACATTGGTCTTTTCGTCCCACTTCCATGAAGCCAATTCATTATGAGATATCAAGTTATGCATAATAACCTCCCTTTCACTATATTATATAGTCATCGTTTGCTAACTTAATGTCTTTTCTGTTACATTTAACTTTTTCTTCAGGTATCTCAATGCTTCTTTACGTTGACGCATAATCTGAGGTTTAAGTTTCCTCTTTTGTTCTTTTTTTGAGTGGTGGAACCTGTTTGGGATTTGCATGATCTTTCATCCATTTTGGCAAAACACTATCAGGCACCTCATAATTGAAATACCCATTTACTTGTTCTGCACGTATTTTCTGATTACTCATACTTTACTGAAAATCCTTTTACTTTCTCATACCTTATGACACTTGCAAATTTGTCATGCATGTCAGCTTTATGAGAGATTACAAAAATATTAGCATCTTTAATAACAAATCTAATAATCTTTAGAAACTCTTCAGTTCCAAACCCATCAAGAGATGAATCAAAAACTTCATCAAAAAGCATTAAATTTGTATTGACAGAGTTTTTAAATTTTGCTACTTCTCTCCAAGCAAAGATAAGTGCCAAATCAATTCTTGACTTCTCACCTTCACTGAATGAGGAATAAGAAAAATCTTCATGAATTGGAGATTCAATTGTTTCATTAAACTCTTCATCAAGTTTAAAGTTGATGTAGAAGTCCATCATTTGAAGATATTTATTCACCTGTTGATTTATCAAAGGCAAATATTTTTTCACAATCTTAGCTTTGACTCCACCATCTTTGAGGAGACTATAAGTAAAATCGTGATAAGAGATGCTCTCTTTCTTTTCAGATAACTCTTTGTAGGTATTCTCTAAACTAACTTTAAAAGTTTCTAACTTCTCATGCTCAATACTTTGGTTTTTGATTTCTGTGGTAATAGTTTGAATTTCTGATTCCAATCTACTGACTTGTTTTTGGAGTCCAGAGATTTCAGTATTGTTAGAAGAAATGCCATTAAGAGTAGAACTTACCTCATCTGATAGTTTTGAAAATTTAGACTCCCTCAACTCTTCATCTTTAATTGCTTGTTGGAGTTCATTGAACCCTTTACGCAACTCTTCTGCTTTATCTTGGGAGTCCTTAATTCTATTTACACGAAATGACTCCTCTATATCCTGTCCACAGGTAGGGCAAACCATATTTTCTGAGAAAAACTTGTGATCTCCTACCAGTTTAGTAATACGTTGAGACAACTTTCCTTTGATACCACCCATCTCACGCAGACGTTTAGTGGCATCAGAAAACTCATTCATCCTATTCTTCAGATCAGACATTTCATTTTCCATTTGAAAACCATTCTGATACTTTTCTTGAATGTTTACTTCATAAGATTTTATCAGTTCTCTCTTCTTATCAATGTCGCTTTTGCTTTGATTCTCAATCTTTCTGATAAAGTTACTCTGCATCTCAACTTTATCTTTTAAACTCTCCCTTTTTAATTCAAGAGTTCTAACATCATCCTTAATACATTTGATCTTATCTTTAATGATGTTATTCATTGAAGAAAAGATTTTAATATCAAGCAAGTCTTCAACAACCTCCCTTCTACCTGCTGCTGGAAGTTGCATAAATGGAACAAAAGTGCTACTACCCAAGATTACAATCTGCGTAAAAGACTTGTAGTTCATTTTTAGAACACTTTGTTCCAATACTTTCTGCTGCTCTACTGCTGAAGAATATTGGTCAAGTTCTTGTCCATTTTTGTAAATTTTAAAAATATTTGGTTTTATTCCTCTCTGAACTTTCCAACTATACCCACCAGTTGTAAATTCAATTTCAACAAAACAATCCTTATCATTAGTGCTATTGACAAGTTGTGATTTATTAATTTTTCTAAATGACTTCCCATAAAGAGAAAAAGTCAATGCATCAAGAATTGTTGATTTACCAGCACCATTTGTTCCCATGATAAGTGTAGTTGGCTTATCATTCAAGATGACTTCAGTTGGTTGGTTTCCTGTGGATAAAAAGTTTTTCCAAGAAATTTTTTCAAAAATAATCATTAGCGTTATCTGGTGGTATCACAATGTCATTTGATGTTATAATAGCATACTTATGGTCATGCATTTCTAAGGTCTTCAACATTATATCATCATCTATCTCCAATACATGCATCTCAGGATAACCAATCTCCTCAAGTTGCATGGCATATCTCATAGCATCATCTGTTTCCTCAAAAAGATAAAGAACTTGCTCCCCATCTTCATCTACAACTGAATATGCTCCTTCTTTTTCTTTACCATGAATAGTAAGTATATACATTAGACTAATTGCACTGCTTCTTGATATGTTCTCCTTACCAGATTTTTGATAAAAGTTTTTTCAAGTTCTGTTTCAGATTCTTCAATGTATCTATCAAGAATAGAAAGTGTGTCCTCTGATTCTTCAACTTCAAAATCTTCTGATTCTTGCAGTTCAAAATTTTCAACAATCTTCAAATCATTGACACCAGCAGAAAGTAGTTTATCAACTAACTTTTCAAACTCTTTTGGTCTTGGTTTATTCTTTACAATAATTTTGACAATTTTATTGACATAAGGTCTTACATCAAGAAGTGAAGCTGACTCATCATTGTAATACAAAACCTCAAACATGGTATAAGGATTGTCTACATGAAAATGTTCAAGAGTTTCTGTATCAAAGATGGTGAATCCTCTCCTATCACCAACATCGTTCCAGAACATCTCGTACGGATTTCCCAAGTAGTAGATCCGTCCATCATCCGATCTAGTGTGGTAGTGACCGCTGAAGACCTTGGTGAACTTTGAATATAACTTGCTCTCATGACCATGATCCATGACGCAGCCTCTATGAGCTCTAAATCCATTGAGCTCAAGGTGCCCCATCGCGCAGTGGCAATCTGAACTTTGAATAAATTTGAAAGTACGTTCCTCATTTTCTTGGTTGATCCATGGAATAAACAATACGTTAAGCCATTCATCTATAGTAACTTCCGTTGCTTCAGAGTATACTGTTACATTATCATATTCACGCAAAAGCAAATCAACTGCATTTACATCATTAGTATTCTTGTAGTATGCAGTGTGATTCCCAACAATGGTATGTACATGAACACCCATCTTTTTAAGGCGATCATAGTAATTATCTTTTGCCCAAGCTAATGCTGAAAAGTCAATACCTTTACGACTGTCAAAGGTATCACCCATGTCAATAACTGTGGTGATATTTTCTTTTTCCAAATAGGGGAAGAAAATATCATTATAAAATTTCAAAAAATAATCATGAAATAGTTTTGAATTCTTACGACATCCAAAATGCTGATCAGTAATGATGGCAACTCTCATTAGTAACGAAGTTTAGAGTGGACATTATCTTTAATTTGATTATAGTCCGCATAGTTGTTGATGTCAATCTCATTGGCATCAAACACTTCATCAAAATTTGTTTTTTCTAAAATTTTATTCTTGATTTCTAATTGCTTCTTCTCTTGAGAGATTCTTCTCAAGAAAGCATAGTAGATGATTTGAGTAAAATAAGCAAATGGATTCTTAGATTTATCTGGATTAAAGTTGTGAATGTATCTAACACAATTTTCAATCCCATCACAAATCATATCATCTTTGAACATGTAGTTCACAAAGTTTGGTTTGTAT